GTGTCGGTGGGTCGCTGTTGGCTAAGAATTGCCCCACCCCTACGGGTACGCCTAGGGGGTAGCAGTTGCGGTTAGTTTTGCGGGGCTGTGTGCCACCTACAAGGCATAACAAAATAGGTTTATAGTGTTTTGTTTGTTTAGTTGCTTATGGCTTGTATAAGGCGTGTAGCGCCGTCTAGCTAGTGCCTGTTTAGTTTGTTTCTTTATTGCTTCAAGCTCTTAGGTTAGGGGTTGTCGTTGCTTGCTAGTAGCAGGGGCAGGGGCTAGGCATAGGGCGCGGGTTAGGGCTTAGCTCTTAGGCTGTTGCGTTGCTTACCTGTCTGCCCTGTCTGGGTCTTTCCTTTTCTTTTCTTCCGCCTTGTTGCTTTGTTTCTTGTATCAAGCGGGCAGGGCGGGGGCGGGTGTCCCTTGCTGTATTGGTTGCGTGTTTGTGTTGCGGTTGTCTAGGGCGTACCCCTGCCGTCTAGAATATGAAGCAACCCGCCTAAGCCGTAGCCTAAGCGGGTTGCCTTCGTTGCGTGTGTGTCTAGCTTCTCAGCCCTTTCTTTGTTTCTCCTATCATTACCCCTGCGGTTATTGCGGTCAGCATTGCTAGCAATACGCCACTGGTCTTTGCGGTTGTCTTTGCCACTCTTACTGGCATTGGCGGGCGCTTTGGAATAATTGCTAGCGCGGATTTCGGGGCGTACATTTCTTTTCTTTGTTCCGCTGTTAGCTTCGGCGCTTCGGCTGTTGGTTGCGGGTCTGTCTTTAGCCTTAGTTTTTGCGTTGCTAGGATTGCGCGGGTTCTGTTTGGGTTCACTTGCTTACCTTCATTCTTTCGACAAACGGGCTGTCTATTCTTTCGGGTGCTTCGCAATTAGGGCATAACAGTTCGCCTTTTTCGTTTAGCATTTGTTCGCCGTAAAACTGGTAGCAACCAATACAGTCAAAAATAAAAACATAATTTGTTTTTAGTTTGTTCTTCACCTGTATACCTCGTTTTCTGTTTCGCAATACTCACAAACAAAACTTGTTTGTTGCTCATCTAGTGTTGGCATTACGCAACTAAAACAAAATAGGGCGCTCAAAAGTTGCCACTCATTACGGCCCAAGCGCCTTTGGTTCGGAAAGCGTCTACCATTTGCAGGAATCGTTGGGTTGCGTATTCCCTGTCTTTGGTATCGTATCCCTGACCATATGTACACTTACCCCGCTTCATTTGTAGGTATAGGCCGTAATCTGTTTCTGTAATCTTTAGCCCTTTAGTCGTTGTCATTTTTTGTTGCTCTCGCTTTCTTTTACGAATAGGTTTTTATATTCGTCTATTGCGTAATATCGGCTATCGTCAATCGAGAAACTTTCCTCGTCTTCTGTATATTCGCCATTGCTAAATTCTGTATCTGCTATCTCTAGCGCGTCTTCTAGTGTTTCCGCGTTTACCTTTGTCTGTATCCAGATAGTCGCGGGTCTTTGTATTCTCCACTCTGTCATTTTGTCGCGCCCTCGCTCTGCTCGTTTGTGTCTGCTATCCATTGCGGGAAGCGTTCAGCCAATCCCCCGTGATAATCTGCGCCACACTCGCACATTGGCGACATCAAGCGCGCCATTTCTATTGCTTGCGCGAGTATCGCAAGGCTTCCGCCTAGCTGTTCAACCTTTGTAAACTCGCGTTCTATTGTTTCCTCGTTTCCGTAGATAACAATATCTGCTAATCTTTCTAGTTCTCTTTTCATTGCTCCCAATTTATTTCACCTCTATTTCTTGTCTAATGTTTGTTTCTTTGTATCCGTCATCAATCCAGGCTTGAGCAATTCTTCGCGCCTTTTCATAGGTCAGGTAATAATCGTTTATCTCTACACTTCCAACCCACACAGAATAGACGGCGGGTGTTTCCTTTGTGTCTGTTGTCATTCGTTCGCCGCCTTTTCCGCTTGCTTTGCGTGAAATTCCGCGTTCATTTTGATATTGGCGTTTTGTATTTCTTCAACCTTGGCGCGATATTCGTCTTCATAATCTAGCGCTGTGATTAGTTCATCAAGCGCCCTAATTTGGTTGCGCGTTTCTTTGTCTAGGCTGTCCACGTAATACAAGTAGTCCGTCATAAAGAACAAAATTGTTTCGGCGGTTGCTTTGTTGATTGTGATTGTTTCGTTCATTTTGTTTTCCCTTTTCTGTTTGTTGTTTAGTTGTTTGTAATTGTAAGTAAGTTATCTAGCCGTTTGTAAACTTTGTCTAACGCTTGCGCTATCTCATCAGAGATATCAGCCCAGTTTTTGCTTTCGCTGTATAGCTTGCTTGCGTTAGGGTAATTCGGCAGGTCGCCGTCTTCGGTGTAATCGCCTAAAACAATTACGCGGTCTCCAACCCAACGGCCCGACAGACTAGGAAAATAATCCCAGTCGCCCCCTCCTCTATTCGGTGAGGTCATCAAGAGAAGATATAACGCGTCCCCAAAATCTCCCGCTGTTCCTGTTTGTTCGTATTGCTTAGCGCCTAGGTCTAGCGGATAAGGGTTTACCTGTTCGCGCTTGTCAAGGTTTATTAGTTTGTGATACTGTCCCATTTTTTTCTTTTCCCTTTTCTTTTTGTTGTTTTATTTTTCTTTGATTGTCAAACAAACAATTTGGTTTGTTCCAATTCCCATACTGTTAGCTATTTCATAGGCTAGGCGCTTGGTCTTGCTTCTCATTCTTTCCTGTATTGCTTCTCTAATCTGTCGTTTTGCGTTTCTTATTGCGTTAGAGATTATTCTTTGCGCTTCTCCAGTGTTTCCCATTGGTGAAGAAAAATGAATTTCACTGTGCCACACTCCGTACCCGTTCGCATAAGTGTTTAGTGTGTAGTCTTTCGTTGTTTTATGTTTTGGGTTTTCGGGATATTGTCCGTCTTGTGTGCAATCGTCATATACCTTGTCGCCGTCTTCACAAGTGCAAAATCCAAAAGTTTCAACTTGGCTAATATGCGTTAGCTCTGCCAGCTCTGACCAGTAAAGTTGCGGCGTTTCTTTTTCTGTCGTTTCCATTAGTCTTCTTCTCCTTCTTCGTCTTCTTCTTCGTTTAGATAGGCGTTCATTAGCTTTTCAACAAAATTGCTAACATCGTTTGGCCGTGTGGCGTATTCCGTAAGTGCCTTGGCTAACATATCTATTTCAAGATATCCAAGGCTTGGCATTTTCTCCGCGCATAGGTTATATCCGTGTTGTTCCTCGCTGTATCCAACTAAGTCAAGAAATAAACTAGACGGCGCGGGGAAATCATAATTACCTTCGCACCAACTAAACAGGTGAGCGGTGTCTTCCGCGTACTTTGGCGCTGTATCGCATAAATCAAAAAATTTTTGTGTTGTCATTTTGTTAGTTCCCTTTCGTTAGTTTTGTTGTCTGTATAAGTTGCCAACCCAAGCGTAAAAATCTTGGGTGTGTTTTTCGCATTGCGGATAATTGCCAACCTGTTCCAAGCGCTTCCGCGTAATCTTGATAGGTGTTTGACACTCATAACATTTAGTTTCTAGTCTTGGCTTGTTCATTTTGTTAGCCCTTTGTTTGCGTAAGGTGTAAATTTTAGGTCTTTAGCGGGGTCATCGGCTAAGTATTCCGCGCAACTTTCGCAAAAATCACGCATTTGTTTTCCGTAAACTTCGTCTTCATAGGTGGCAAAAACACCCGCCATTTCAACGCAACCTGCCATCTGGCATCTAATCATTGTTTAGCCCTTTCCTAGTAGCTCAAGCCCTGCCAGAATTGGCGGGGTAAGTATTACGGCGCTAGCGGTTGCCAAAACAATAACTAGCTTTCCAAGTAAGCGGTTTAGTTCGTGCGTGTATCTGTCGTTCATATCAGCGCTCTAAACTTTCTTGCTTCGCGTTCCTTTGCTCTCGCTTCGCGGTCTTTGATATCTTTGGCGACATATTCCAAGGTCTGCTCTAAATTTCTAAAGGCTATCTTTTCTTTTCTTCTTCCGCCGTGATAATCCCAAGTTTCTACACGCACTTTTTCCGTATCGGTAAAGTAAACAAGGCTAGTGATGTTGTTGGTGTAATCAACATAAACAACCCAATCACTTTGGCCTTCAATCCTTGGGTCTAGTCCGTAGCTTTGGCCTAGCGCGACAAGTTCCCGCGCTTTGTCTTGTAGCTTGTTCATTAGTTGCCCGCCATTTGGTAAGCGTGCTCTAGCTTTTCGATTAGTTTGATTATTAGGCTAAGGCGTACCCAAGAGACGGCCTCGTCTCGTCTTAGGTCTTCAAGCTCGCTGGCCTTTCCAAACTTTTTTGCTAAGCGTAGCCTTTCGTTTGTTTCTTCATATTGTCTATCTAGTGCTACTTGCTCAATTTTTAGAATCTTGATTGCTTCGTTCATCTGTTGCCCTTTCCCTTTGTAGCCGTTTGGCTATGTTTAGAGAATAGCAGAATTTTTGGTTTTTTTCAAGTTTTTTTGTCTTTTTTTGTCTTCGGCGTGTCGCGGGTGTTTTTGCCCTGTTTTGCCCTGTTGCGGTGTTTGGTCTGTTTCGGGCGGTTTCACCTCTTTATATGTTGCCTTTGGCTACCCTTGGCAGGGTTTCGCCTTGCTTGCCTGTTGCGGGTTTGTGGCGGGTGTCTTTACCCTGTCGCGGGTTGCGGTCTGTCGGTGTTGTCGGTGTTGTCGGTTTGTTTGTGTGTGCGTGTATCCGCGGGGCTTACTCTTACCCTGTCGCGGTGTGTGTTTCGGCGCTTCAATCTGGCAGGGTTTCGGGTTGCCTGTATCGGTGGCAGGGTTTCAGGCTTTCGAACAAATGTTTCGTACAAGTGTTCTAATGCCTTTTTGGGTCAGTCTGTCAGAATTTTCAACCGAATCTGACCGAATTTTTGAACCGAATCTTTAAGTTTTTCAACCGAATCTTGACCGAATCGGAAGCTCTCGCTCTGTGTCAGTTGAACCGAATCCGAACCGAGTCTTGAGTCTTAGTCTTTGACCGAATCTTTTAGTGGCTTGTTGCCTCGGCTTGCGTTGCATGACCGATGAGCTGCGGCTAGTGGGCTGTAAGGGTCGCCAGGATTGATGTGGTCTGCTTGCCAAGGGTCATTGAGTCTTGGGCCTTCGTTGCAGAGATGGCAGACATAGGCGTTCTCTCGAACCATCCTTGCTCTTGCCTTGTAGTCACCTGAGTATTGGCCAGTGGCTTGCTTACGCGCTCGCCGTTTGGCATCGGCTTCGTCATCCCACATCTTCTGGTGGGCATCACATCTTGAGTTTCCGTCTGTTAGTTTTTTGCAAACTAGGCAGGGCATTTTAGGCATTGCGGCCCCCCGATTTTTTTAATTTCTTGTAGGACATGCTTTGAGCATACCCCCCCCTCATTTTTTATTTTCTTTGCCAGCCCAACCTGTGCCTTTGAAGCTGACTCCAGGTGCGTCATAGACCCTAACTAAGTCTTTTACGCAGTTAGCGCACAATGGAATCGGCGCTGGTTCGGTTATTTTCCTTATGAGTGTCATCTTTAGGTCACAGGTGTTGCACTTGTAGTCGTAGATTGGCATTAGAGCTTATGCACTGTTCCTTGGAAGTTCTCGCCCTTGGTTAGCGGGAAGACAAGTAAACCTGGGTCGCTGTCATCTCCACCCATGCCTGTTCGATACCAGCTTGAGCCAGCGTCAAGAGTTGGACATTGAATAACCCATCGGCTATGGTCGTTTCTTCTGCCTGACTCTTTTACAGTTAGGTGGTGGAAGTGGCCATGAATGAGAATGTCTGCGTCTTTTACTGGTTGGTTGCCGTGTGACTGATTACGCCACCATTGGACAATCCCATCAGGTCGGCTAGCTTGGTGTCCATGCACTAGACCTAGAATCATCTCGTTGTCTCCCCAAACATCTAGAGCCAAAGATTCATCGTTAGGCTGTGGCTCGTAGAACTTGACTGGTAAGTCTGTTTCCTGTGCAAGTCTGGCAAGCTGGCGCTGGATGTGTAAGCCCCAGTCATCCGTTGCTGTACCGAGTTTCTGTCTTCCAGCTCTCCAAGCACAATGGTTGGAGCCAACCGAAGCAGCAACAATAGGCGCGTAGTTAGCCATGAGCTTCAAAGTCTCCCACTCAAAAGTTGCCTCAAGGTCAACCTGTTGCATCAAACTAAGGTCATTAGTTCTCATAGGGTTGCCACCAGATTCAAAGCCTTCGATGCTGTCACCAACATTTAGAAAATAAATAACATCTGGTTTTTCTTTTTTTAAGTAATCTGCAAGCTTGGCTTGCTTCTCGGCAATACGCTCAATCAGCTCAGGTGTGCCACCTCTGATGTCGCCAGCCTTACCTGTTTGGGTGTCTGACCAGCAAACAACAACAGCTTTTTCTGTCTGTTCTTTTGGCTTTGCAATCTTGATGCTTTTGCGAGCTTGTGAGTAAAGAGTTGGTAAGTCAATCTCGACTTCAGAGCGTGTTCTGAAGTTGAAGCGCCAGCTAACTAACCAATCGCCACCCTCACGCTGTTGCCAACGGCTAGTTCTGATTGGGCCGTAAATCTCAATCTTGTCAGGGTCAAAGCCTTGCTCGATTAGAAACTCGTCAAAGTTAGGCTGGTTGCCTGTGGTTGGTGGAGTAGTTGCCTCACCAGTTGTGCCGTCAAACTGAACAGCAGGTCGCCAGTCTTTAGGCGGTGTCACCTTTGGTGCGGGTTCTAAGTTATCTAGCACAGCTACACGCTTTCCTGCGATGAGCCATTATTGGCCTCTCGCTAATTGTTATTCCTCTAGCAGTTAGCTCTCTAGCTAGTGCGTTAGCTCCCCATGACTCATTGGATACTGCGTTTACAAGAACAACCTGGTCTTTTGCGTCTAATGACTCTAAGACTGTCCTCACTTTGCATGGCGCTTTTCTTTTTTGTGGTTCCATTCCCTCTAGCATTGCTGCCCCTTTCGGTTCTCTCTATCAAGCTTAGAGCCAAATAGCTTTATTTGGTTGTTTTGTAAATCAGTGTCCAAATCATTCTTCTGATTCTTAGTGTCTTGTATGCCCAGTGAACTCGCAAGATACGCCAGTTGATAGGGACTCTGCTTGCTCTATGCTTTGCCAATGTCCCTCACCGCCTCAATGATTTCGACAACACGCTCTAGTGTGTCAACATCTGCCGTCATTCTTAGGACTGCATCTTGGTTGATTGAGTGGATTATTTGTTCGGCTAAGTAATCTTTCATTTCAGCTGAGCCTTCTTCAAAACCCTTTGAATACCATAAAGGAATAGTTTTTAGCATTTTTCTAGCTGTTCGGTTGTCTTGATACTGAATCCATTTTCTCCAGCTAATCATTTGTCTACCTCACCCAAGATTGCCTTAGCTCGAAACTCAATGTCTTTAGCTGTTTTTACTAGCTCGTTTAGTTCTCTCTTAATCATTGTCAATCGAGCATCAAACTCTTGTAGCTTGATGTCTAGCTCTTTTGGCCCCATTGTCCCCTCATCTCTGTCAGCTTTACTTCCATGTCCATTTTGTATTGGTAGTTGATTTCATCAGCAATGTCTTGAACTGTTATCTCGACACCCTGCTCGGCGTGGACTCTAATAAAGTCCAACACGCTCTCTCGCTGGTATCTAAGTCCAGCCCTAAAGCCCTCTGTGTAAATGGTTAGTGCCATTACCGAACCGAGTCGTTGTACTGAGGGTCAACATAGATTTCAATGTCTTCTACTACCTCAATGATTCTTGCGATGGCTTTGGTTGGTGTTGGGTATGCAGCTTTGATGAGCGCAAGTATCTCGTTCTTCATCAACATACGGCCCATGTAGATTCCGTCTGACTTAGCCACGCTGAAGTTGTACTGGTGAGGCTGGAAGTCCTTTACTGCGAACTCGATTACTTCTGGATTGTAGTTAGGCAATTTCTCTCATTTCTTTATAGGTTTGCTTGATGTGTTCGATTAGTTCGATTCTTGCTCTTGCGTCATGCTCTGAGGTTGAATCTGTACCAGGCACTCCTGGTGTCAGTGTGAACTGCTTTTGAGTCCAACGCTGAGCTTCTTCGATAATTTGTTCTGCTAGTTCTGTTTCTGTCATTTGTTTGTCTTCTTTGCTATTGCGTTGACTGCGACAAAGTAAGCTGCAAGAATACCCAACATGCCTACTGTGTATCCCCAGCCAAGGTGGATGTCTTGAATCGCCCAGCTAATAAGTAGCACGAGCGTTAGAGCTAAAAAGTAAAGCACTATCTTGATACCTGTCATTCTTTTATCCCTTCTTTAGCAACCTTTCGGCTGTAATCACAGAATAGCAGTTTTTCAGGATTTTAGTCAAGAATTTTGTTTTTTTGCCTTTTTCGGCGTGTCGCGCTAATCGAGTGTTTTGACAACGATGCTTGCACCTGGCTCAATACCTTGTGCGTAAAGCTTGCGAGCTGAGATGCGAACTATGCGGCTATCGTCAACAACAATGCCTGAGTCTGTCAGTGAGTCGCCTACGGCTCGTATCAGCTTGTCTAGGTCTGGAGACACGCTTGGTAGTAACCGAGTTACCGACTTGGGCTTTGGCATGTAGAAGTTGACTATAAGCTCACATGGTTCATCTATTGGAACCCAGTCGCTAGGTAATGTGGCCATTGCTTCTTGGACTATGGCTTTACGCCACTTCTTGTGTTTGGTGCTGTTTACTTGCACGATTCGGCCATACATGATGGCGTGAGAGCCTTGGCTAGCAGGGTCGCCAGTAACGCTAAGGCTTACCTCTGCCATGTAGTTCCCATGCTCCTATTATCGCAGTCAGGGCATAAAGAATACCGAAAGCTAGTCCCAAACCATCAAGAACGCTCTTTTCATTAAGCGATAGGTTTATTAGTATGCCAGCGGTGAGAGCTGGGACTAGCCAACGGAGATTTTTCAAAACGGACTTGGCTCCGAGTGTGTTGGCTCAAAGATGCCCTTGACGATGCTTAGAGGCTCTGCTGGCACTACCAACGGGTTATTGATGCTTACCTTGATGGACTGCTTTGCTTCGCCTTCTTTGTTTGTCCAGTTGTCAATCTCGGATGAGTAGAGACCCTCGACCTGTACTACATCGCCAGCTTCAAGCGTGGTTGGCTGCTTTAGCCAAACTGTGTATCGCTTGTTGATTGTGTCGCCTGTTTTGGTTTCGTAAGACTCGGTAACTTCAATACCTTTGCCTTCATAAAAGACTCTGGTTACTGAACCCTTTACCTTGATTATTGCCATCTCTTTTTCCTTTCGATTGGTTTTTTTACTCTAGTGGTTGCCTATGACATGGTTGGGATTGGTGCAGTCAAGGTGGCCACAAGACCTAATGCCTGGCAAGACTGGCTTGCCGTCAAATAGCGGGATGGTAAGTGTTTCCTTGTCAAACTCGCCCTGCCAAGGGATGCACTTCTCAGAGCCGTACTTGATGACCAAGGCTCGGTGCATACGGCAGGACTGACACTTGAGGTCTTTACGCTTGCGTTTTTGCGTATTGACCTTCCATGTCGTGCCACACCGACAGCACAAAGCAACATTGTCATCCACTCCATAATCTTAGCCCTCTACAACTCTGGACAGGTGGCCCTCAAACTTTAGTCCTACTTGACCGAGTGCGCCATGCCTGTTCTTCGCGACCTTCATCACCATCCAGCTCTTTTGCCAATCGAACTGGTCTTCGGCAATCGAGACTCTGTGAAGCAAGATAACAGCGTCTGCATCCTGCTCGATTCCACCTGAGTCTCTAAGGTCAGCCATGTCAGGCTCGGAGTCTTTGCGTTGCTCTGGTCCTCGGTTTAGCTGGGCCAATGCGATGACAGGGACATTTAGGTCTCTTGCTAAGTTTTTTAGACCGATGCTGATGTCTGTAATCATTTCGTATCTCTTGCGACCTCGCTCGGTGTCCTGAATCAATCCAAGGTAGTCAACAACAATAGCCTTTAGGTCGCCTGTTCCTTTCACGCTGTTTGCGAGCGCACGAATCTGTAAAAGGTTTTGTCCAGACTTGTCGTGTATCGCTAGCTGGTGCGACTGAATCTTTGTTCGGACTTTAGCAATCTTTAGCCAGTCATGTTCCTTAAGCGTTCCCTTCTCAATGTTGCCGATGTAGACCTCAGCCTCGCTAGCAATGATTCTGTTGTAAAGCTCGTTACGACCCATCTCAAGGCTGTGGAAAGATACAGGGCCAGTCTTAGATAGTTCCCAAGCAATCTGCAAACCAACAATAGTCTTACCAACACCAGGTCTTGCTCCGACAATGTAAAGCGCACCTGGTCTAAAGCCAGCGATGATTTCGTTTAGCGATGGCCAAGGGCTTTCTGGATAGGTCTTAGGCTTGTCTAACTCATCCATGTATGGCAACATCTCGTCAGCAACATAGGTTGGCTTGACTGCTGAGTTTCTGTCAATTAGGTTGTCAATCTCTTTTTTAGCTGAGTCAAAGACCGAAGCCAAGTCCTCGTGCTGAGCCTTGCTGTGAATCATTGTTCCAGCCTGAGCAAGCCTTCGGCGTGTCGCTTCTTCGATTACCTTGTTTGCGTAAAAGCTAACCGAAGCTGCTGTTGGTGTGGCTGTGACTACATCGTGCAGATAGCTCGATAGCTTTGGCAGTGCTGCACCGACTGTCATTACATCTATCGGCTGGCGGTTAGACCTCATCTCCAGAATGGTTTTGTAGATGCGCTCGTTTTGCAGGTCATCAAAGTCTGCTGGTGTCAGCGTTAGGTTCTCTAGCGCCTTGCCGTTAGTCAGCAGGATTGCACCGATTACCGATTGCTCAAACTGAGTCATTTGATTCTCCCAAAAATCGGCTTAGCTAATGTTTTTTCTTTTGGTTCTTCGATATCTTCGTAAAGTTCTTTGTTTAGCCAAGAGGCTGGATACGGAATGTAAGTCATGTCTGGTAGTTTCCCTTCTGAGTAAACCTTAGTCAGTTTTAGTAGCTCATCGGGGGATTTACGCTTGATTGCTTTGTTCCAGGCTTTTAGTGCGTCTGGTTTAGCTTTCTTTTTAGGATAAAGTTCCCAAAACTCATCAAAAGCCTTTAAGTGTTTTTCTTTATCTTTAGTATTCTCTAAGTAATTAGTATTCTTAATGTCCGTTGGCTGTTCCATAGTGGAATCACCCGCGCTGGAGTCACCCGCGCTGGAATCAACCGCATCTGGGTCAAGAATGTGAAAAGAAGTTGGACCGAATTGTCCATTGTCTTTTTTGGTTCTTTCGGTCTTTAGCCAACCTTTGTTAGCAAGTATCTTTATGGCTTCATTGATGGCGTACCTGCCAAGGGTTGTCTGGCGCTCTATCTGGCCGTAGGTGAGTTCGTAGCCCTCTTTGTGGCTCATAAGGTAAGCGAGTAACCGAAAGGCGTTAGGGCTTATTTCAGGGTCTCTGATGGCGCTGTTGGGAACTTGCGCGAACGGCTGTGAATCATGCCGATAAATCTTGTAAACGCCACTCATAATACTAAATGTGCCTTCCATTTTGGGTTGGCACACTATACTTAGTAGCGATGCCAACAGCTCGATTGTTGGTTATCAACGCCCTCTAGGAGTTAGCCTTCTAGGGGGCATCTTTTTATTCAGTTATGGACTTACCATAGCACTCTTAAAAGTATTCTGGTTCGTTTTCTAACAAATCTTTTGTAAAGTCGTCATTTAGTAGCCACCAGCCACCATGACCGAAGATTGGAACTTCTGTCGGCGTTTCGTGGCTTCTAAGCTTCCAGCCATACTTACGACCTAGCTCGGCAAACTCAGCACTACTCTCAAGTAATAGATTAGCTTGGCTGCAAAAAACGACTATGTTGCTTGGCTGACTAGCAACTTTGTTTTTGCTACCCATGCCACGATTGAGTCTGTGGTGAGGTATCAAGTCGTCACTTGTCGAACCACAGTGCCAGCAACCTCTGTCACGAGCTAAGTATTTATCAAACTCTTTTTTAGTCATCCCAGGGGTCGTATTCTTTAGCTGGCATTTCGGCAGGTTGGAAACCGATTGCTATTTGTGTGTCGGCTAATCCTGATGTGGGCGTGTCGGTTATGTCGGTGTTGTCGGTACAAATGTGCTTACGCCGCCACTCGCGCACAAGCTTGATTGCCTGAGCGTCATCAGTCTTTATTTTTGCCCCACAGGAGCAGGATTCGGCTATCACCCGATAAGGCTACCAGCTAGGCGTTTCTCCACTGTAATTCGACATTCTTGCTAATTACAGCCATCATGGTCGCCTGGTCAGATAAAGCCCTCATCTTGGTCTTTACCCTGTTGTATTCAGCCCTAGCTAGGTCAGCCTTTAGCTTTTCATCTACTGACTGCAACTTAGCCACAGCTTGCCTGTCGGCAACAGTTCCTGAGTTATTGATAAAGGCCAGTGAGACAGCTCGGTCATAGGCAGCTTCGGCATCAGCCAGCTTGCACTCTGAGTCGTAAAGAGCGTTAGCTCCCTTGTCCATCTCCCTTGTCAGCCTTTGTAATTCCTCGACTATGTGGCCTGGTGTAATAATTTCCATACTTGAGCCTCTCTGCTCTATCTCTTTGTAACTCCCATAGGTTACTAACTTTCGTTAGATGACCCTCTTTGTATTGTTCTTGTAGGCACTCTTGTAATTCAAGGATTGACTGAATCAGAATCCTTCTTGCTTGCGAGTCCATTAGCGATTGCCTTTATCTTGTCGAGTGTTGCTGTTGTAGCTCCACCAGTTTTGGCTTCGCTGTATAACAATCGTAAACCCTCAATGTCATCACCAAGTGCATCTGCCATCGCCGACCAGTCTTTAAGTGTTGGCTTCGGCGTGTTGCCTCTAGCTACTTTTTGCATCTCCTCTCGGCTTGGTCGTTTACCTTTTGGGCTAAACTCGCCGCCTAATGCGCTTATGGCTCTACCTAAAGCACTTGTGGCACAGTTCTCGACATGGCTAATTTTATTTACAGGTGATGTGCCAATTCGTTCCTCAGCAAAGTCAACTGTTGTTGGGTGCTTGTCGTTCTTGTCTGTCCAAACCGAAGCTTTGATGATTACTTGGTTATCTGTTTGACTAACTATGTCTAGCTTGAAGCGACCTGATGGAAACTTTTTCCAGAACAAATCTATGCGTTCTTGAACAGTTTGATATTCATTGAGGTTAAAGTGTGCCATTTATTTTCCCTTCTCTTGGTGTAGGTAAGGCGCTCCACCGAGTCTTGACCGAAGACTGAGCCAATGCTCACCAAAGATTAGTCCCCGCTTAGCGCCATCCATTGCTTGTATAACTCTAGCCTTTAGCTCTGTCATTTTGACGTTAGCCTTCTCAAATTCTGTGACCGAGTTTATGTAGTGCATACCTAGCTCATCAAGGTCAACTTCAGAGTCTGTGATGCCAGGCGACAATGCCCTTATGGTTTCAAGTGTGGAGTTACTTCCATCCCAGTAAGGCATTTTCATTTCTAGGCAAGCTTCTCTGAACCGAATTGCGGCATCCCAAAGAATCTGAGCCTCAAACTCATCCCACTCGATGTCATACTCTTGGTAGCTTGACCCTGCAAGCGCAACTAGCTTTGCTTGTCTAATTCCAAATACTTTCATGTACCAAAGCACCTGTGCGCGATAAGCCTGTGGTGGTGCTGTCCAGTAGTCGCGTGAGAACTTGACTTCGACAATGCCCCAGCTACCATCTTCTGTCTGATACAAGCCGTCAGGATTTGACCTAGCCCAAGGATTTTCTTTGTTTGCCCAAGTTCCTGTTTCGTAAACAGTTAGCTCTGGGTGTTCTTCTGTGAAGATTTCTAGGATAGGTGCTTCAAGCTTTGTACCGAGTCGCATTGACATATTTGGTGTCAGCTCGTCAGGTATCTGCTTCGTCTTTTTTGCCCACTTAGTAATGGCAGATTCCCATTGTGACAATCCTGCGATTGGGGCAATGTCTGAGCCACCAATAGCGCCTGGCTCATCTCGTAGGTCATGCCACTCTTGACTGCCGTTTTCAAAGTCGCCTAGTAGGACAGCTTCAAGTAACTCATTTGTTTCTGCTGGTAATTTATTTACTGGCAAGGTTTCCCTCTCTTTTCCTTGTCGCAAGGCCACGCTAACTCTCTCGGCGTGGCTTTGCTATTTGTCGTAGTTATACCCTATGGTCTAGGTATGACATTACGCCAGATTGAACGCAAATACATTGAGTTGCAAGAAGCAATAAGAAACAATGACGGCGTACAGTGTGCCGAGCTTCCAGATGTGTTTTTTCCCGAAGACGAGCATGACGCAGAATCCCGCAAAGCCATGATTGAGGTAGCCAAGCAAGTATGTGCTGATTGCCCAGTCAGGCTAAGGTGCTTTGACTATGCCCTGTCAGCAGGGATGCATGGCATTTGGGGTGGAACTACCTATGAGGAACGGCAGAAACTTAGGGCTTCTTAGGTCCTGAGTTGTCAGCAATTTTACCGAAGCTCTTGTTGATTTCGTCAACATCAATCTTGCCGTCTGCAAGGTAAGAGCGAGATAGCTCCTGAGATACATCAATAATGCCAGCAAAGGCGGCCATAGCAACGGCCTGAATAACCTCAAGACCGATTACAGCCCCACCGACAAAGATACCTGTGACCTTCAAAATAATAACTGCTAGAGTTCTGCGAGCAATGTCTAACCACATAAGTTAGTCCTTCCGTAAAGGGTAAGTAATTGTCCAGACAGTAATTGCTGCCAAGATAAGCCAACCGACAACATCCTTAGCTGTGCCTTCTAGGACCAACCAAGCGATAATCAGACCAACAACAGTCCAGGACTGCTCAATCTGGTCTTTTAGAAATTGCTTCAAGGTTTCCTACCTACCATAGCTATTTGAGTCACAATCACCGATGCAACGATGACCTGCTGGGCTTGTTCTCGGACTTCAGGCGTAAGGTCTGAGCCGATTGAGCGTAGGTTCTCTACAAGTTTAGCAACCTGTTCCAACGCAAGTGCAGGTAGGTTTGCGATGCTTTGTAACAAACTTGGCTGAGGTTTAGGCTCTACAACGGGCGTAGGCGTGTTTGTAGGGGCGGGGGTAGGTGATGGGCTTATTTCAGGCTCAATCGGCTGTACGGGGCTTACAGGGCTAATTTGAGTAGGTTGTGGCTCTGGCGTGGGTTCAACTGTTGGCTCAGGCGTAGGTTCAGGCTCAACAGTAGGTTCAGGGCTAGGCTGGGCGGTTGGTGCGGGTGTAACTTCAACCACAGGTTCAGGGCTAGGAGTTGGACTCGGTTCTATGGTTAGCTCGACAGTCGGTTCAGGTGTGGGTTCAACCGAAGGTTCTGGGCTAGGTTCAACCGATGACTCTGGTGTTGGTTCTATTGTCGGCTCAGGGCTTGGCGTAATCTCTGGAGAAGGTTCAGGACTAGCTTCAGGGCTTGGAGTGGGACTAGAAACATAATCAGGATGGTAAAGCAAAGCAGAATCCAGCTCACTGCCGTCAAAAGATACCACGCTAACAAAAGTGGTGAACTCACCAGCAAAACCCCCCTCGCAAAAGTGCTGGGGAATGTTTCCCTTATCCAAGAAGTAGTTATTTTCATTGTTCCATCCAATTCCAAATTCTTGAGTTTCCCCAACCGAATTTTGACAAGTGACGATAGCTGAGGCTTGTGCAGCGTAAGCAGGTAAAGGTTGCCAGACCATAAAGAAAAGTAAAAAGCCCACAGAGATTATCCGTAGGCTTTTTGTTGTAGCTAATTGTTTGAGCAAGCTATCCTAGCTTCGACCAAGTTAGAGGGCCAACGATGCCGTCAGCCTTTAGTCCATGTTTAGCTTGAAACGAAACAACAGCAGCGTAAGTCTTTGGACCGAATGGGCCAGTAGGGTTTACGCCTAGCTTGTTTTGTAAGTACAGAACATCTGGACTTGCTGGCTCGCCGCGCTTTAGTTCTTTACCGCCGAAAGCCCTAGCTCCAGCAGATGCTTTAGTTGGCTTTGAGGGTGTGGCAGGTTTAGCAGGAGCGCCACCTTGCTGAGTCAGGAATACTTCGTAGTCAAGGTTGCCAGCGCCCATAGTTGACTTGCCACCGACTCTAAACGAGAAATGTAGGTGTGGGCCGTAGCCGTTTTCTTTACCCAGACCCGATGCACCTGAAAGGCCAATAACCTGACCCTGTTTTACTGCCTGACCTGGCTGAACATCAATGCGTGAAAGGTGTAGGTAGTCAGCGTTATGACCTGATGGAAAACTCTGAAAAATCATGCGGCCACCAGAGCCAGTAAAAGTGGTCACAATACCAGAGATAGTTCCATCGGCAACAGCCTTGACTGGTGTGCCTGTTGGAACGGCGTAGTCAGTTCCAGGGTTCTTTGATGCTGGCGTCCTTGTAATGTGTCTTTGAAAGTCGTGAGTAATCTTGCCCTCAACCGAACGAATCCATGCTGACATTATTTTCCTATCGTGTTTATTAGTAAACCAATGATGGCGATTGCTGAGCCTGTAAGTCCCGCGTAAGCAATGCGCTCTATCCAAGCAAGTCTGGCAAGGGTAAGCTCTACTTCTCTAATCCGCTCAGGTACATCGTCTAAGTGGTCTAGCTTTTGAAGAACCTTGACAAGAATCTCGCCATGCTCAAGTTGCTTCTTGTAGATGTCAACTTGCGTTATGCGAACAGTTGTTGTTTCCTCGGCCATTTTATAGTGCCGCTATTTCCGCTTCTGTAAGACCAAGGGCAGCTAGTTTGGCAAGGGCAGATTCACGAGCTGCTTGTTTTGCTTCTAACTCTATTTGTCTAGCTTCAAAGATTTCTTTGACTTGTTCAATTTCCGCTATTTCCTCGGCACTTAGGTTTCTTATGGTTTCTGTATTTGTAGATGCGTCAAAAACTAGGGTTGTTGGAGTGTCTTGCATTACTTCCTCAATCCATATACTTCAAATTTTCCAGTAAATGTTCCGCTGGCAGCAAAAATTCTAATTCCATCATAAGCCAGAGTGCTTGTATTTTGAAAATTACAATAAGCCAATCCGTTGGCACTAGGGTCATAAACATTTGATATTGCCATAGTTTCAAAAGTATTGGCAGGGTTTGTCAGCGTTACCTCAAAAATAGCCCTTCTAGTTGAATTTCTTACAAGTCCAAAATCTCCATTACCTTGTGCGGTAACTTGCGTTGAAGATGCTGTGTTGTAACCATTAAGCACAACACCTAAGTAGGTGTTGGTAGTAAGGTTTATTCCACCGCTTCTTAGCTGCCAGTTCACACCAGTTGTAGCAGTACCAGAAATTGAACCAACAATTTTGTAGTTGTCAAATTCTGAGGTAAAAATGTTATCAAGAAGAATCTGAGTTACTGCTGAAAAGGTTGAGGATGACACGAGAGTTTGACCAAATGGCGAACGCCAAGCTGTTCCATTCCAAAACTCTAAACGAGGTGGAGAATCTGTCAGATGTGTATACATACCAGTTACAGGGGTAGTAATAGCAGACGCTCTAGCTGCTGTCCCGCCAAAGGTCATGACAGACTGGTCCATAAGATATGTGTTTACATCAGAGGCATCCAGTCTATTAAATGCTACAAATTCTTTTCTTGGCACAATTTCCTTCTATGGTCCTAGTAGGTTGACATTTAGGATACCCTTGCTATTGCTGTCTAGGGTAAATAGCAAAGGCTGGTTTCTAAGTCTTAATTCTACCTCATGGCTAGTAATTGAGATTCTGTGTGAAATACCAGTTACTAAACCATCCACGCTTTTAGGCTCACCAATGCCGTTGGGTGTGAAACTTACGGTTATGTAGTCGTCAATTTCTAACCCTAAAACCCTTACTTGTTCTTCTATTGGCAAAGTAAACAAGTCAACAACAATGCCCTGAACTCTGTTTTGTGGCTGGAAGTAATAGGTCAGGTAATCTCTCGCAACCGAGCGAGCTTCTTCGTCAGTAGCACTTAATAGGGATGTCAGTGCGTATGTTCTAGTTCCGTAAAGTGCCTTAGACCCAGGGGCTTCCAGTATTTGAGTTTCAGCAAAACTATCCTGTGTTGTCGCTTGGATTTCGTTGTATAAAAACTCTGAGCCATACTGGACATCTATGTTCTTAAATGGAATACCATCTCCAAAGTCACTAAAACGCACTGGGTTAGGCTCTGGGTTGGTTACTGTAACCGTTACAACCGATTGAGCATTACCAGCAGTTGCACCTGGAATAGTAACAGTAGCAACCTCAGAATATGGTCCAGAGTAGTCGCTTCCTGAAAGAGTAGCAACTAAATTTATTGCGGCAACCCTAAAGTAGTAGGTAGTTCCAGGGATTAGGTTGTTAACCACATAGCTTCTAGTCGTAGTTCCTGTGTTTGCACTGAGGTTTGACCAAGTGACATTATCTGTGGAAAATTGAAGCCTGTATCCAGTGACCGCTTCGCCGCCATCTGAGGCAACCGCATCCCAGCTTAGAGAGACATCTAAATCGGAAGGTCCAGAAACAACAGCGTTTAGGTTTAACGGTTGTGTTGGAAGAACATTGTAATAAAGTTGATAGCTAAGAGAACCTGGCCCAGCAGAGAGCGAACTTTTAATGTTAAAGAAAGCTCTAGTTTTAAAACTTGTTTGGTCAAGTCTTGCGGTTGGAGTACCACCAACGAGTCCCCAAAGAAAAGAAGTAGAACCATTTAAGGGATTGGCAGGAAGTGCGCCAAAAAAACCAATCCAATAGTCACGACCTGAAAAAACGGGCTTTGGTTGATTAAGCGTTGACACTTTTATTGATGTTGTGTTGTCTGGAACTGACACATCTCCTGCAAAGTCTAAATTAATAAAGCCGTTGCTATCAGCGACAAAGAATATAATTTTGTCAGGGCTTGTTACTTCTTTACCCACAGAGATACCAAGTTGCTTAATCAGTGCGGGTTGAGCAAACACGCCAGTTTTACCTGGGGCATCCCTTCCACTAATCTGTGGAAAAATAATCCGTTCCGCTATTTTTTGAGCAAAATTGCCAGTTGCCGAGGTAGTCGGTGCTGGGCTACTAAAGGTTGCAAAAGTCATTTATAGGTTCCAACTCGTGTCGTAGGTTTCAAAGGCTCTTTCAGGTTGATAATCAGGTGCTTCGGGGTCAGTTGAATTGTAAACTGGGTCGTTGCTTCCATCAAAATAAGCATCAAGTAGTGGTGTTTCTTCGATTAGCACAGCATCCAGGAAAATAGCGTTTGGTGCTGAAATTTCAATGGCAGAAAATATACTGTTTGGGCTGAAGGTGGTACTCATGCGAGTCCAGCCAGTATCAGCGATTGCTGCACTTACAGAACTGACTCTTGTAAAAAAGCTGCCGTCTGCTGAACTAAGACCAGTCAAAGCAACATCTACTGTTCCAGACTGCGCTCTTACATAAACAGAACCAGTGTAATCAGCAAAAGGCTTGCTACTAAAAAGCTGACTTACTATTACAGGTCTTGAGTCAGTACGAGTTAAAAGCCCGCTTGCAGTTCCTATGTAGGCTTGTGCTGTTGATTTTGTAAGTGTTGTAAAACTAGCAACTGTCCAGTTACGCAGATTGACTTCAAAGCTTGGGTTTGCAGACAGGTTTGTTCTTGTGTATTGATAGGTTGCATTTTGAAGGTCGTTGTTTCTTGACCTAAAGACTATGCGACCCTCTTTATCAATAAACAATCTGCCAGACTCGGCTTTTTCAATCTCTTGAAGGTAACTTAGGGCGTTAGTTCCTTCTGGAACATCGTAATCGCCTAAAATTGCCACACCAGTAGAGATTTTTCGCATGGTTGATGGCCATACTGCCGTTCCACCGAGTTCTGGTCTTGCAAGAACTGTTGTAAGTCTAGCGCTACTAAGGTTTTGTCCAGGAAAGAACTCTGTCAAAGCCTGATTGCTAAGGTTCCAAAAAGCATCAGTCGCCACAATCTCTGCAACCGAATCACCACTAGGTGAATAGGTAAAGTTCCAGTCTGTGATAAGACCTGTAAAAACAATCTGGTCATTTGAGTAAATCCTTAACGAACCTGTTGGCACTATTAATCCCTGGTAGGGGCTAGGTCCGTAGTCGGGGTCGTAGTTACGAGTTTGGTTATTTAGCTGCACAGAACACGAAGCAGCATTGAAAGTTTCCGCTTCAGGGTCTTTGCCTCGGTTTACAGAAACGCTGATTACATCGTCAGTTATGTCGTTATACTCGACAGGCTCACCTGAAGGTGCAAAACCGAACTCTACTCTTACTGACAATTAAGCCCTCCAACCTGAACCCGATTGGCGTTCATAGTTTCTAATTGCATTGACAACTGCTTGACCCACATCTGCGCTAGTAGCCAAACCGCCAGTTACTTCAACACTGTAATTGTTGACTGTCTGAGGGTTAGCAAAAGCGGCTTGTGTGCCGACTCCTGCAATAGTAGAAGCTAGATTACCAAATTCCCCAAAAGAAGTGTTAATTTGACCAATAAAGCTACTTCCACCAGCAACAAGGGCAGCGGCTAGCTGTGAACCCGCGACTGGTCCCGCCTGAATTACCTGCTGTAAAAGGTTGGAGTTTAGACCAAGCGCACTAAGTTGGCTAATGTTTGCAGCGAAAGCCCTAGTCTTGGCTAGAAGTCTTTGTATGTTCTTAGTAATTGAGTTGACCGAGTTTCCAAGGTCAGGCAAGGTAAAGGCAGACATAATTGAATCTTTTATGCCAGCAAATACATCTTTGACTGATTGCTGGAAAGCTTCTAGTGCTGCTTTTCGTTTTTCAAGAGTTTCTTTTTCTTTTCTTCTTGCTTCTTCAGCTCTTTCCGCTGCTAGACGCTGACCTTCAGCAGAGCTATTAAACGCACGAGTAAGCTTTCTAATTGCCGCTGTACCACCACTGGCAATCAGCGTAAGGGCTTCGTTTGCCGCGTTGATTGGGTCTGTTGAAGACAAAATGGAATCGGCAACGGCTTCAGATAAACCAGCACCTATAAGAGCTATTCTCTTTTTAGCTTTTTCTGCGTCTGCGGCAGCCGAAGCTAGCCAGGCTTGTAATCCAGTTGGACCCGTTTCCGCTGCTGGTGTCGTTGTTCCCTCTGTTGAACCGCCTGTGGCAGCGCTTACGATTGAATCAATAGATGTTGCAACGGCTTCTGTTTGTGGAGCAACAACAGCTAGCCATCTTTCGATAGCGTCTGCTGAGGCTGGCAAACCCTTTGGTCTTGAGTAAAGCGATGCTGCTCTGTTGGCTCTTTCCCAAGCGTCTGCTGTTAGGTTGATTGAGCCAATGTGTCCACTAAGTTTTAGCTCTCGTGCCTTGTCCCATTCAGCAATGTATTGCTTCACAGCAAGTTCGTTGGCTTGAATAGTGTCTTTTAGGTCAATACGCTTACGGATTTCTCCTGCGGCATCAAAAGCAGCCCATTCTGCAAACTTGCCACTAAGCAATAGTCCAATCTGTTCGCCCATAACCTGAAAACCAATTATTGTATTTTGAACAATTCTTAGTAAGTCGTGCATAAGGTCTACAAACATACCTAGGGCTACACCAGCAATTTCAAAGACAGTGCCTATTGTTGCCTCTTGACCAAAGATTGTTTTAAACAACGACTCAAACTGAATCCCTAACGCTGCAACGCTTTCCCCAAGGTCGCTGGTTGGGTCCATCGCCTGTTGTATTAGCCCAACAACGCCCGACAAAACTTCTGCCAAGAAAGCAAAGGCTGACTGCATGCCTGGGCCTATGTCGCTTAGAAGCTCTCTGAAAAGTACATTGAGCTGTGTAACTGCTGGTATAACAGCTTCACCTAGGCTTGCTTGGAAGTTTTCAAAAGTAGCACCGAGTTTTTTCTGCTCGGTAAATAGAGTTCCGCTTTGACCAGCAAATGTTCCTATCGCATCGCCAGCTCTTTCATACAAGAGTTCCATTCGGATAACCTGCTCGGCGTTTCTTCTGGCAGCACCCTCAAGATTGTTTAGTCCTCTGGCAGCAAGCTCCGAGTTAATCTCGTTTTGCTTCATAGCGACACCGAACTTCTCAATCGGGTCGTACTCACCTCGGAACAAAGCAGTCATACCAAGCAAGGCTTCTTGGACATCGTAGCCATAGAGGATAGAAAGGTCAGTAGCTAGCCCAACAAGCTTTTGTGTCTCTACTGCAACATCGCTCATGGCAAAGCCAGATTGTTTTAGAACCGAACCGATAAATGTTGTTGCCTTGGCAGCCTTAGATTGGCTAAGACCCATTTCCTCAGCGTCTTTGGTGAACTGAACCATCTTCGGGGCTAGACTGCCAAAAATAGTTTCAACACCATAGAGGTTTCGCTCTAAGTCACGAGCGGCTGTAATTGACTCTCGCGTAAAAGAGATAGCTTTAGCTGTAACGCCGAAAGCGGCTAGGGCCGTACCCACCTTGCCAAGAACTGAGCCAAGGCCACCCATCTTGCCACTAAAAGCACCTAATTGACTTGTGGCTTGCTTGATACCATCGCCCTTGAAGGTGCTGACGATGTTCAAGAACATGTTGCTCATTTGGAAGACCTATCTATGTTTGCTTTTACTATTCTGACAGCTTGTTTAATCACTAGCTCTGTCTCTTTTTTCATCGCAGGATACGACTTATCAAAACCAGGATAAACATTTCTTGACTTACCCTTAAGGCTTGGTTTTGAAATTGCACCAAGTCCTCTAATAAAGTAAGCCACACCCTTCCATGTTTTTGTGTGGGAACGCATAATTACGGGTCCACCAAACAACCGAATTGGATAAGCCCTAGTCTTACCGCCACCCCTAAAGCTTCTGGCTAAATCCGTTAAAACAGTGGCCGCTGACCTAACTCGCAACCGAGCAATACCAGTCTGATTCTTTTTTGCGCGTGTATAAGACTCAATTAACACTGAGTCGTAAGGATACCTTTTTGCATCTCCAAGTGCGCCACCCGCACTTCCATAGTTAGTTCCCCAACCAGTTCGACCACCATGAGCCATTCCGTTAGCTGGCTTACCAGTTGACTTTCTTGTAGAACCAGCAAAAGGACCGTTTTTACCCATTGTCTGAATTTCTTTTTTCACTGACTTTTGGCCTTGAATGGCTATTTTTCTGTATTCTTTTTTCAGTTGCAAAGACAAGGTTTTGTCAATTTTATTTAGTTCTTTAATAACTCGTTTGTAATCTGTGGCGCTGACCTGAATTGTTCCTTGCCCACTTGTATAAAGCTTCAATGTCTTAGACCACCTATTCTTTATCTATTCTACCGAAGCAAAAAAAGAGAGGACACCCCGAAGGATGTCCTCTCAAATCTGAGGCGCTTGGTGCTGAGCTTTATAGACCAGATACCTGCCTAAAGTCCACAGCATCCTGTCATCTAACTCCATCAGCTCTCTGGGACTAATCCCAGTTTCGCAAGCTAATGTTGCAATGTACCAGTGAGCAGAACTGTCACCAAGCCCGACTATTTTTTTTGTTCATCTGCTGGACTGACGGACTCAATAGTGTCCACCCATTCTTCAAATGATGCAGTAGTCGCTTTGGTTCTTGTTTCACTTGCCCAAGCTAGGAAAAGCAAGTGAGTAATCTTGATGTTTGCTTCAAGACTGGCAATCGAGATGTCAAACTTTGTTTCCAACTTAATCATGTCTGATGGGTTGCAAACAACAAGCTTGGACTCGTTTGGCTTATCGGTGAACTGTATTTGTAGGTTTAGTTTCATACGACTAGCTTAGCAGTATTAAGCGGCTGGTGCAGTTCCTCTTACAACTTCGCCAGATACAGGCCAAGTTACAGAAAGAGTAGCCAAGTCGCCAACAGCGCCAGCGAAAGGCTGGTACTGGGTAACAAGAGCCGAGAAGCGGTACTCAGGGTTTGTAGCGGTTACTGTACCTGAAGTCGGTGCAATCTTTACATCTACTGTCTGACCCATAAGTGGGAATAGTAGAGAGTCAACAGCGCCAGCTCCGAAGTCCTGGTGGAAGTCAAGAGATACAGATGCGTCTTTTAACCCACCCAGTCTTGTACGATAGGATGACCCGAAACTGGTCGTTTCAATTTCGTCTGTGGTAATGTCAAGGGTAACAGAAGCAATCGAGCTGCTTAGAACAGCGGTTCCTAATGTGACCTTGTAGTCTTGTGCGTAAAATTTAGCCAATTTATTTCTCCTAGTTTGCTATTACTGTGACCGTAAAGTCAGCAGCGAGGTATGTTGTATCACTGATTGTCACTGAACCAACTGAGTTCATTGACACGACTCGGCAGTCGTAGGCATATCCACCAAGAGTCTTGTTTGATTCTATCGCATTTTTGACACTGTTTGCCCCTGGAGAGATGTAGGCATCAAGCTTGCGTTGTGCTTCTCTCTCAGCAGACCTACCGACAATGACAGTGATTGTAAAAGTGTAGGTTGTCATGCCCTTTGCGTAAGCCTGGTCGTAAGTAACCGAATCTAGGCTAACAATGGCAATAGGCGGGTTAGGTAAGTCGGGAATCTCTGCGGCAGTCCGTAGGCCAGAAATGGTAGCAAGGTTGGTAGCTAGGGCTGACCGAATTTGGCTGATGCTCATTAGCCGAAGTTTCTCATAATTCTGTAAGGCATAGCTAGTTGCTCGACATCTGAGTCTAGGTATCTGTTGACCCTAATAGCTCCCATGTCACCAAATCCAGCAATACCTAACGGAGAGTCAAGACGCTTGAAAAGCCTTGAAGACTGAATTACTGTTGCTTGCTTGATTGCTATTGGAACCGAAGCCCAGCCCCATACTCCTGTAATGCGACAAAGAGCTTGCTGGTCTACAACAGGCCATGTGTAAGTGTTGACGGCTCTTATGCCTGTGTATGGCATGTAAAGTCCATCTGAGCGACTGTTTAGTGGCTCAAGTTGATAGTCATTTGCATCCCAGATTGTGTATAAGTCGCCAACTTCGTCAGTAGAAGATACCTGAGAAATAGAAATTGCATCGTCAATAATTAGGTTGATTGCGTCAGTAGCTGCATAGTTTCTAACTGCCGTACCTGCGTTGTAAAAAGTACGAGCTGTGTAGCCGTCAATCATACGAGAAGCAGACTCAATAGCTGTTTCCAGCAAAGTATCGTCAATGCTGTCAGTTATACGAAGTGAGGCTTTGACCTCTGAAAGTGTGGCGTAGCCATTGGTAATTGCCATAATGTTCCTATTCTATCGCCCGAAAAGCATACTCTTTAGGCTTATTCCCAGCCGTTTGCTCGTCTAATGTCTAATGACCAACTACCTGCGGTGTAGTCGTTACTGTCAATCTTAGACCGATAGTTACTCTCGTTTCTGGAATAGGTCTGAGCGTTCTTGTCCATGTACCCAGCCTTGATTGTAGAGCTGTTGTCGTGCCTAAGCTTGATGTCAAGCAACCGAATGTTGACTCCTACAAACTCAGCCCTTCTCGTGTAGTCGTTATCTTCAAAGTAAGCAGGAAACAAAGACTCGTCAAAAAGCCCTATGTCAGCTACCGCTTCATCCCCCAAAGCAAAAGCTTGCCAGTGTGGAGCATCGCCAGTCAGGGTTATCTCATCTCTGCGAGCGTGTGACAGTTGCTCTAATGCACCAGGCTCAAAGACAACATCGTTAGAAGCTATAAACCAACGCTGAGCGTATGGAAAAGACTTGATTCCTAAGTTCCAAGAGCCAGATACGCCAAAGTTAGCTGGCATGTCTAGAACTGTGACTTTCTTAAAGTTTTTGTTGAAGGTTAGGTTTGAGCCTAGGCCGTTATCAATCACAAGCAAGTGTTCAACCGAAACATCTACGCTGTCTAGCATCCGTTGAAGCAAGTCATAGCGATTTAGCACTGGCACTATCAGGTTTTCAAGCATTGGCTTTCTTTTCGCCATAAAAGTACAGGTCACAAGAGTCAGGGTTGTATTGAAAGTAGTAGTCGGTAAACATCTCATCAAGATTGAACTCTGCCCTAAAGTCTTGCTCGGTTAGGTTCCTGTAATAATCCCAGCTAAGCGTCAAAGGCGATGAGCCAGGGTCTGACCGAGTTGTGCCATGCTCAGCTCTGCCTTCTGAGGCACAGGTCATAAGCACATACTTCTTGCTCATTCGCCACATGTTGCGAAAGGTAGCTACCCACTCTGGGTTGTGTTCAAAGCACTCAGCAGAAACAGCAACATCAAAGCTGTTGTCTGGGTAATCTAGGTTCTCGCCGTTACAGACAACATCCACATCTCTGCCGTCTGCTACATCAGCACCAATGTATCGAGTCGAGTCAAAGAAATCTCGGACTGTGCCGTTTATGTTTAGGCTACCAATCTCAAGAACTTCCACCCCTGTAAAGGCTTGGGGGTTATTGTTTTTTACTACCCTAAAAAAATCTCTTTGCTGACTATGAGCCATTGAATGTGTGTCCTTCTAAATTTAGATTGATAAAAGGGTTTAGCGAATAAACAGTTACGCCATATTCTTGAATCAAATACTCTTTCATGAGCCTGTGATGTTCATTGTAAATAGCCCAAGGAGTGTCACCTGATTGATACCCAGCTACTCTATTTTCACCATCAAGAGTTCCACAATCAGCACCCACAAGAATAATGTGACTTGCACCTAACAATGCAGCTAAGTGCATAGCACCATGTAAGCTCGATGACCCAAAGACTAGAGAATCTTTGCGTGGTGGATTTGTAAATGGATTCCAAGCACTACCAGGGGGTTGGTAGTTATCTTGCTCTGCTAAAACAATCTTTGCATTATCAGTATCTGGGTAGGGCTGATTATTTAGGTAGTTCTTAGCTAAGGTGACAACAAGGCCAGAATCATTGGATAAATCATCTGCGTCTTGGTGATAATGACTAAAAGCATAAGCAGGAGTAACCCCCAAAACTCTTGCAGAATGATTTGTGGAAACAACTAACTTATCCTGGAAAAAGTTACTATCGAGAAAGTTTAGAGATGGGCCAGAACCTAAAACCCAAATTGTTTCTCCAGCATGTCTGTTCCGTAAATCAGATAGCTTAAACAAGCAGCTTCCTTAGAATCGGCAACCAGCTCTCTGTCCACACCTTTTCAACATCAAACTGACTAGCAAAGTCAATGGCAACCTGTGATGGGCCACGCTCGGCTTTGTAGGACTCTTCTAGGGCGTTGACAAGGCTAGAAACATTAGGTGTCATCCACCAGGCATCCTGCCCAGCATCCCAAGTTAGCTGTCCGTCAGTTAGCCATGAGTCAGGACTTACTAGGTCAGGTGTTGCTGCCCAGTTAGAACCGATTACCCTTGTGCCACAAGCTTGTGCCTCTACTGTTGGAACGCCAAAGCCTTCACCGAAGCTAGGTGCAAGCATGACATCCATGCGTGTATAAAGAGCAGCTAGGTCAGCCTGTGCTAAACCGAATCGGTAGTCAAGTGGGTTTGGAAAGATAACCTGTTCTTTTTTTACTCCAAGTGAGCTAAGGATATTTAGCAAGTTCCAGCCACCGCTAGAACCGAATGAGTCTGTGTGTAGGTAAAGCACTGCATCGGGCTTGTCCTTAGCAAAGATACTAAAGGCAAGTATTAGCTCGCCATAGGCTTTGCGATGAACCAATCCAGATGCTTTATTAGCAGCCACAACACCGACAATAAATGTTTCAGGATTGAGTCCTAGATACTTGTTTATCTCATGCTGACCGATTTTGTAGTTTGGCTTGTAAACCTTCGTGTCTATGGCGTGAGGCACATACTCGCACTTGATGTCTTTGGCTGTTAGTTGCCTAACGCCATGAGGCGACATAGCAATAGGTGTGACATTTTCTTTGCGTAAAAACTTCTCTACTCTTGGTGGAAGTGTTACATGGTCAAGTGGTGTCCAAGCAGCTATTGGAAATTCGTCATAGCCTTTTGCGTTCATTACCCATACATCGTAAAGGCTAATAAATAGGTTTGGTTTATCGTGTTTACTGGCAAATAGTTTGTGGTCAAGCGGCCCTGAGTCGTTTGAGTATTGGTCTAAACCCCTTGGGTAATGTGGGACTTTGCCATAAGGCGTTTGAATTGAACTTGGGATTCCCTCAAGGCCATAGTTAGACAACATGGCAACATCGAGGCCCGAACGCTTTAGGCGGTCAACTAGCATTGTGGCCTGTTGGCCGTATCCAGTAGGGGCGTTGTAGCTATTGGACCAGACGCTTACAGCTCCAGTCAGTTTCTCTTTATTTGTAGGCATAACAGAATGATAGCAAAAAAAGGCAGGGGCCACAGTCCTACGCTCTGTGACCCCCGCCAGCTTTTTACTCGGGGCTAGATTTAGCTAGCTCCACCCTTGAAGTACCCGATGTGGGTAGCGTGGGTTAGTCCACCGTCAAGACGGATTAGACCGCGGTATGTAACAGTGTCAGTGTTGAAAGCAAAATCGGTTGACTGGTCCACTCGGACCCCGCCTGCGACTCTTACCTTAAAGCTCGGTAAATGCCCAAAAAGCACCGACTTAGCTGCTGTTCCTACTGCTGCAACATTTGGGTTCTCGTACACTGGGTAGCCAAGCAAGGTTGCTGGCTGACCTGGAACTGCTGAGTTGGTCCAGATGTAGTTTCCTGCGCCATCCTTCAACTTACGAGCGGCTGCAATACCAGTCTTGCTCATCTGGAAACCTAGACCTGGAAGTACACGAGCGCCATCAGCGATTCCGTATACAAGGTCAATTAGGTTCTCGTATGAAGCGGCTCCAGCAACACCAGTTCCACCAGTTACTACTGAGCCAGCGGCTGCGGATAGCTTTGTGGTTAGAACGGAGTTAGCCTGAAGACCTAGAGAGGTTCCTAGCTGCTGTGCGATGTAACTGGTGATGTTGAATCCTGCGTCAGAAACAAGTTCCTGTGCAATTTGCACGAGCGCGCCGTATTTCT